TTTGTTATCTCCTATGTGTTTATTTACCTGGAAAGGTAGGCGGTCGAAACCGCCACCTTTTTAAACTCCAGCGCCTCCGGCGATCTCACCAGTGTTCTTGATACGCAACGGAATATAGATAAATTCCACCGCTTTCACTGGTTCTATGGCAATATCAACCCACAGTTCGTTGCGATCGATACGTGCTGGCGTGTTGTTGCTCAAGTCGCAAACCACCAAGTAGTCATAGATCGCACGTTTTGCAACCAAGTCAATCATCAAGCTGTTGCAAGTGTTGGTGATCTCGTTGCGTGTGATTGTGTCATTAGGTTCAAACAAGTACAGTTTGCCAATTTCTTCAAGACGTCCACGCAAGAATGCAACCAATCGTGCCACGTTAATGCGATCCAATGCTGTGGTAGTTGCGGTACTAGTCTTGTTACCAAAATTGGTAATACCAATTCCCGGAATGAACGTGATTGGGTTGATATTGCGCTCATACAGGATGTCACGCACACTTTGACTCACGCCAATTTGGTTAAACTCGCCTGTTGCGGCATCAATGTAACCAATTGCGGCGGCATTGTCAATTACACCACGACGTGTACCAGCTGGAGCTAACCATGGATAACTTGCGGCGTCACTGCGCAGAATTGTGCGTACCATCATGTGGCTTGGAGGAGCAACAACTGTGTTGCCACCAAGGTCAGTGGTCTGACAGCTTGGGTAGAACACACCGCAGTAGTTACTGGTTGCTGAATTGCCGTCACCATTGGGTTGACCCAGGCCATTGTTGTCTGTAGCAAACGCTACCAGGCTGTTGCCATCTGGTCCAAGACGCATTGGTGTATCGCCCACAACAAACAGGGTATTGTTGCGCTCGTTGCTGAGTGCAATCATGTTTGGTGTCAACTCTGGGTAAGCAGGTGTTGCAATGATGTTGAACTGTGTTTGTTCTTCACGTGCTGTGACACTGGTGTCAATGCCAGATTTCAGTGCTTGAACAATCAACTGACGTTGTGCCAAGCGACCTGACCACATAGCACCGTTGTCTCTATTGCCACTAGCTGTGAGCCAAGTGTTGGTATTGATCAAAGCCCAGTATGTGCCATTGCTAGGATTCTGATAGGCTGTAGGAGCCAAAATACACACATAGATGCCATTGTTGTAGCTCACAAATGCATTTTCAGCATAAGTCACAGTAGCTGACCATGCATCAATAGCATAGTCAGTGGCAGTGGTTGTGAAGTAGTTGCTTTGGAAGCTCTTTACATTGTAGCCCGAACGGCGTGTGTTAAACAACAACATGCCTTGTGGATACAAGGAAGGATCTGGATGATCTGGATCAAGATAGCTACTATCTAGTAAATCTCCAATACTGGGCAAAGGATCTGCTACAGGATCTGTAGTTCCATTAGGAGCCCATCGTGCATCAGCAAACAAGATACCATTTTGCGTGACTTGATCTGAGGTGTCAATTTCTACCCATTGGTCAAGTCCGCTTACATTTTCCCAACGGTATAATTTGGGATAGTTTTCCAAGTCTGATGTGTCTACCCATAAATCGCCGTAGGCCAAATCACTTTCAGCTGCATCTGTTTGTGTAGTAGGTGCTGTGGCCGAGATGATGGGACCAGTTTCATTACACAAAGTCAAATCATATCCGCGAACATCATTGGAAACCAATTGGTATCCTTGCCAGGTGCCATTATCCTGTATCATGATGTCCACGTCATCAACTGCACTGTAGTACCACAATCTTCCATCTGCAGGATCTTGATCTGGAGCTGTTGGGCTGGCACTGTAAGTAAACAACGGATCAGTCACAAAATTACTTAATACCAGAAAGGTTGAGTTCAGTGGACTTTGACGTACTTTGTCGGTAGACGTTGTAAATCCTGCGGCTGTTACAGGAGTACCAGTAACGTTTTGCAAAAATATTGTACCGCCTTGACTGTGGGTAAACACAATGTTGCCTGCGGCATTAACACTGGCTGACACATAAGGCACATTAGCTGCAGACACAGCCGTAATAAAATCTGCCACAGTGCCTGAACCACCAATGGTAGCTGAACCGTTGTTGTTTGTAGCTTGTCCTGCGGCGGTGGCAGAAATATTGAAGCTATTTGCCACTGTAAATGATGTAGGAGTAGTAGTTCCTGTAACCTCAAGTGCGCCGGATGCATAACGATTGTTAATTTCAAATGCAAATGTAGTCAGCGGTGTGGTTGAATAAAAGAAACTGTTGAACACAACATAACTAGTTCCTACAGGAATATTTTTGCCGCCTCCGGTGGGATCTAGATTGTAAATTGCTGTTGTATCTGTGTTATATGCTGGCACTGTTTGTGACACAAACGTACCCAGCGTAGCACTGTATGATTTAAAACTCAGGTTCAATCCATTGTTGGCTGTGGAAAGGTTTTGCCACACAGAACCTGTGGGACGACCGCCATCAGTGTCAGTAGTTCTCCAGCGTGGCTGTTCATAACTGTAGGCCGGTTCATAATCAGGAGCAGCATACTCACCTGCTGCAATACCCAGTGCAGTGAGCAAGGCCGCACCGCCAACTGTACCTGCGTCAATTGTGACAACACCATTGTTGCTCAGCGTTGATCCATCATTGGCTGCTGTGCTGTCTGCGTAGATACGCAACACATTGTTTGTAGCAGTGGCAGTGACTCCTGTAATACTAGCGGCATTAATATTGGCCGCCAATCCTGCCACAGTTGTAGTAGTCACTGTGATTAAGTTATCATTGATAAAGATATTGTTGCCTGCTGTCAAGCTAACAGGAGCGGCAGATCCTGTGACTGTGGGCCATGAAGTTTTCCAGCCGTTGCTACCAATTTGGTTCCAGGTATTATCGTATTTTTTGTAATAACCAAAAATATTCACACCTACCGCTACCACTGCATAATCACCAATTGATCCAATAGAAGCCTTGGGAGTGTTGCCTGCAATAGTACCGTTGCCGCTCACAGTGTCTGTGGCATCTGTGATCACTATTGGTGCTACATTGGTGAACACCGCAGTGGTCTGATCCCATTCAAAAATACCCCAGTTACTGACTGTGGTATCCAGCCAATAATCACCATTGGCAGGAGCACCAGTTGGGCGTGTCAAACTTGCAGTGAGTTCTGTTAGGTCAATGTCAACCCGTTGTACATAAGCACGGTTAGTAACACCCAATGCAGAATATGCAGCCAACAGGCCATACTCGTTGAGTTCGTAACCATTAATTGGTGTACCAGTTGTGGTGTTGTAAAAGAATGGCACACCAAATGTGGCTGGTACTGTGTTAACGGCTGAAGGGATATATTGACTCTCGTCAATTACTGTTACTTCTACGCCTGGTGATACTAGAGCCATAATGGATTCCTTTTCAAGTTCTAATATTTATTGACGAATGCCAAAAACGGCTGAGTTGAGCGCCCTTTGCCAAAGGTCCACCATAAATACGACATGCAAAGACCCATTTGTCAGTCATGTCATCAGCGACCATGCGCTGTGAACTACATCAAAGAAGATGTCACTCACTATAGATCACGGTGTGAAAACTGTACCAGGAAAGGACGAGGTGTTCGGCCACGAGATCCTCGCTGGAAGTCTGCTGGTTACAAGAAAAAACCCGCATGTGACAAATGCGGGTTCAAGGCCAAGATACTGACTCAGCTATTGGTGTTTCATGTTGACGGCAATCTCAACAATTCTGAACAACGTAATTTAAAAACAGTTTGTCTCAACTGTGTTGAATTAGTTAAAAAATCTGATGTTATTTGGAGGCAGGGCGATCTTGAGCCGGACTTGTAGCCAGTGCCTTGACCTGCTGATACAAATCGTCTAGGGTGCCGTTGTTGTCTAGTACTGCATCAAATTTTGTACCTACCCAAGCAGTTTCACTAGCATGAATGCCTAGCTTTTCCATTTTTTTGTGGCTCAAAGCCCAGGTAGTGTTGCCATTGGCGCCACGATTTACACTTGCTGCTGCCTCATACCAGGCAGGTTCTGGGCCACGAGTCACTCGGATCACTCGACCCCCGGCATTTTTAATTGCCTTGATTTCGTTGGGAAATCTGCAGTCACTTATAACCACATCATCTTGGCTGTGACGCAGTTTGTTTTCCAAACTGGCAATCCAGATGTCGTCGTGAAACCCAGCTCTGCACACTTCTGTACCCCAGTATTGCAGGATCCAACGTGGTGTTAGGGTGGGCATGTGTAGTCGTTCTGCCCACCAAGGATCCACTTGCTCACGCCATTCGCGGGCTTGTTTTGTGCGCCCTTCCAGCATGGTTCTGTCCCAACCAAACACTTGACTCACGGCATCTTTCAGTGTGCTTGCAAAACTTTCTCTACGGAAATGATGCAGGTTTACAAGGTAATCAGCAATGGTATCTTTGCCGGAGCCAATAAATCCACAGATGCCAATGATCATTTGAGTTCCTTAACGTTGAGATATTTAAGCGTATTTTGTAACATGCCTATTTGTCTACGACAATCTTCTAATGCATGATGGCTGGTGGGAGGAATTGGTTGTTCGGGCCACAGACTAAACACAGTTCTTGAATCTCGTACCATGTAGTATTTCCAAGGCAAAGGTTTTCCATAACTTTTGTAGGCATGCTCGAGAATATTCATATCGTAGGTTGGGCCTTGGCTCCAAATCAGCTTGGAGCGCCAGATTAATTTGCTCAGTTCATCCAGGGCTTGGTCCAATGGAATCCGATCTTGTTCGCCAAATGCTTCTTCTCTAGCATGTTCAGGTTGATTTGCCCACCACTCAATGGTTCCATTGTCAATGGCACGATTTTCCTGACTTTCCAGAGTAACTCTAGCATAAAAATGTTGGTCGTAATGGCCTGTGCCAAACGGATCAAATGCTTGAGCAGCTATGGTAAGGATAGTGGTGTCAGGGCCTGTTGCCAAACCCTCAAGATCAATCATTAAATGCATTCAATGATTGTAACACAACTGCAACGGTTTGTCTAGTGTGTGTTAACCAATAACCCAGGTAAGTGGCTGACTTGCGTCCACATACATGACCAATTCCTGTATCTTGGCATCCATAATCTCTTTGCCTTCAGTCTTCATTTGAGTACCGTTTAACTGCCCACCGCCTTGTGGGCCAGCAATTTGAGCAAACTTTTCACGTGCTTCACCAATGATCATTTTGCAAGCGCCAACCATGTAGTCCCGAATCCATTGACTGATTTGGTAGTCACTCAACAATTGGATTTCAGGTTTGGTTTGATACACCCAAAGCAGGACATTTTCGCCAGTGCCTTTGGGATCACGAATCAGTTGCAGTTTCTTTGTGACCGGATTCCAG